GAGAGATTGATTACGCAATCGACACTCTCAATTTAAAGGCTTTTGATAATGTTTATCGCTAAAGGTTGGAGAAAACGCCGTGATAAAGACAATCGCCCTAATCCTGCTCCCGTTCGCTGTGACTCTTTCGTTCTTCTATCTCATCGGTTCATTCATCTCGGTTAGTTTTAACCCTGTTGAGTGGACAATGGAATGTCGCATTTTGACAACAGCAATCGGATTTATTTTCGGCTTTATGGTCACATACAAGCTGGAATCAAGTAATATCTAGTCATGCCTTCGCTGAAGGTCTTTTAAGGAGTAATTATGGAAATCAATGACACCACCCGCACTTTCCCACGCACACTCAATGAGGCGTTCCCTGCCACACTTGAGAACGGCGCAGCAATAGAAGTCCCAAGCGACACAATGCCTCTCGTTGACAAAGTAATGATTGCTGTCAGCTTGGTGGCTTTCGCTGTTGTTATCTTGGACATTTTCGTGTGGGGTACAAAATGAAAAACATCGCATCAGCACTTGTAAAAGCTCAGAAGGCTTTTGGCCCTGCTCTCAAGACTTCCACCAACCCACACTTTCGCTCAAAGTATGCTGATTTGTCAGCTTGCGTTGAGGCTGTCATAGACGCTTTAAACAACAACGGCATTTTCCTTCTTCAGAAGAACTACGACTGCGCTGACGGAATCATGTGCGAAACAGTCTTTGTCCATGAGTCAGGCGAAATGCTTGAGTGTGGCATTGTTCACTTTCCTGCGGTCAAGAAAGACCCACAAGGTTACGCTTCTGCGCTGACATACGCTAGGCGCTACAGCTTGATGGCGGCTTGCGGTATTGCACCAGAAGATGATGATGGCAATAAAGCCTCACGCCCTGGAAAAACTGTTGTGGATATGACTGACCACATCACAGCAATCCAAGACGCTACCGATGAAGCAACGCTCAAAGCCGCCTACCAAGCAGCTTACAAAGCCTGCGGCACAGACGCTAACTGGCAGAAAAAGATTATTGCGGTCAAAGATGAAAAGAAAGCGAGTTTGGCATGACTAAAGAAGAATTATTAGATCACTTTGCGACAAACGCAATGACAGCACAAGTTGAAAAATTTGGAGTTACCAATCCATTTGCATTGGCTCAAACAGCTTATCGGCTAGCGATTGAAATGGTAAATCATCGCGACAGAATCCATGCGGAATGGTTGGCAGAACAAGAGCGAGAGCAACTATATAAAAATGCCGATTTGCATGAGTTAAATTTACCAGTTAGATATTTTCGTTGCTTAAGAGCAGAAGATATTTATACAAAAGAACAGTTATGTAAATGGGATATACGAGATTTAAAAAGAATTCCTAATCTTGGCGCAAAAGGCGTACAACTTGTTAGAGAAGCCATGGCCGAACATGGATTGAAATTGAAAGGTCAAGAATGATTAAACAAGGAACAACAGCTTTTCCTGTATCAATAAACACTGGAAACGGAGTTCATTGGTCAAAAGGCATGACATTGCGTGATTACTTTGCTGCCAAGGCGATGCAAGGTGTTATTCATAGATCAGTAGTAGATGAATCAATGTGCGCAAAATGGGCCTATGAAATGGCAGACGCAATGCTGAAAGCGAGAGAACAATGACTGAAGAAATCAAACAAGGTTCGGATGCTTGGCATCAGCAAAGATGTGGGCGAGTAACCGCCTCTCGGGTAGCTGATGTGATTGCCAAGACCAAAACAGGTTACTCAACCAGCCGAGATAACTACATGGCGCAATTGGTCTGTGAGCGCCTTACAGGGACTGTGGCAGAGTCTTACACCAATGCAGCAATGCAATGGGGTACGGATAACGAACCACTTGCTAGGGCAGCGTATGAGGCTTATATGGATGTTTTAGTGGATGAGGTAGCCATGATTACCCATCCACGCATTGAACAGGCTGGCGCTTCACCTGATGGACTTGTAGGAGATGATGGTTTAGTAGAGATAAAGTGTCCCAATACTGCAACACATATTGACACCTTATTGACCCAAACTGTGCCAGGCAAGTACATTACTCAAATGCAATGGCAAATGGCTTGCACAGGTCGAAAGTGGTGCGACTTTGTTAGCTTTGACAACAGGCTTCCTGAAGAACTGCAAATTTTCATTAAAAGGATTGAGCGTGATGATGTTTACATCAAAATGCTTGAGGAAGAAGTTATAAAGTTCCTGAAAGAACTGAATGACAAAATTGAGAAACTTAACAAGCTGAAAGAAAACAATGGCTAAAACACAATATGAAGTCTCCACAATCGTGGGCAAATACACAAATTCTGAAGGTCAGGAAAAGAACCGCTATCAGCGAATCGGCTCAGTCATCGAGACAAAGAACGGGCCAATGCTCAAGATTGACCAAGTTCCAGTAGTTGAGGGTGGTTGGTCTGGTTGGTGTTATCTGAACCAACCCAAGGAAAAAAACGACTTTCCTAAAGACGAAGATATAGATTTTTGAGAAAATTCAAGCCAACTTAAGACGGAGTAAGACACATGGAATTTGGCACATTTTTCGGTAAATTGTTTCGTAAAAACGACCCACAAACCTCTTTTGAGGCGGCTGAGAAGGTTGACAGCTCAAGGCTCGAAAAGCTCGTCTATGAGGCGATTAAGGGCTTTGGCGAGGCTGGTTGCATCAGCGACCAGATTCTAGAGATGTTTCCTTCTATGCCGTATTCCTCGATAACGGCAAGATACAAGGCGCTTTTAGACAAAGGCTTTATTCAGATAAACGGCACAAGGTTAGGAAAGTCAGGTAGACAGCAGAGAGTGATGGTGGCTAAATGATTTACTTAGTCTTGGGAGTGATTCTCATAGGGGAGTTGTATGACGAATATCTTGATTCTTGTAACGATTCTTGGTTTGGGCGCTCTTATAGTTGGATTGATATTTATCGCTCTAATGGCGATTTGGAGTGCATCAAATGATTGAAGCAATGAAACTTGTGCGTGATGCCATCGAACAAGGCGTTGACTTAAACCTGATTGGCGCAAAGCACATTCTTGACCAAGCCATCGCAGAGGCAGAGAAGCAAGACAACACAGAGTTAGACGCAATTTGTCAAGACCTACAAGAAATGACATACACACAAGCCATGCGTATTGCAGAGCTGGAAGCAAAGTTGGCAGAAAAGCAAAGCACGAAGTGCGTAACGAGCGTAAGTGAGGTAGAGCATGTGGTGTGGGTTCATGCTGGTTCTTTTGACGCAATGATTGAGGCTGGTGCAGGGTATTCATACATTTACCCATCAAAGAGAATCGTCGCTTCTAAGCCCCTCTACACCCACCCACAACCAAAGGCAGAGAAGCAAGAGCCTGTGGCGTATCTGTTGCGCCGACAAGATCGTAGCGGGTATGAAACTGGTGAAAAGACTGACTACGGTGCTTTCCCTGTTTATACCGCTTCACAACAGCACACATGGATTGGGTTGACGGATGAGGATTGCGAAAGGATGAGTGCTGGCGACAAAGTTGTGGCAATGTGGGCTGAAAGAACACTCAAAAAGAAAAACACCCACCAACAACCAAATGTAACCACCAGCGACATGAAACAAGAACATGTCGATAAAACAGCAAAACAGCGACATGAATGGGTTGGGCTGACGGGTGAGGAGCGTGAAACTATTTTGAAAAAATCTTCTACCTACACTTGGAAAGCAATTGAATTGGTCGAAGCCAAACTCAAGGAGAAGAACACATGAGTAAAGGCAGCGCACCACGCCCAATTAGCGTTTCTCAGGAAGAATATAATTCCCGTTGGGATGCAATATTTGGCAGGGACTTAGATGATAAGCCAGACAAAACAGACTTACCTACAAGCCCAGAAAGCCCTAGAGACGATGTTGGGCGGGACAAAATGCACCCCGACAGAGCGTGAGTTCTTTATTCAGGGGTACATCCTAGCCGTTGAAAGCATCAGAGAACGGCTAGAGCCTCACGGATATGCTTTATTCGATCAGCCTGGCCAATAGTCCCACCATTGATTTTCTTGGTCAGGTTAGCCCAAGTGGATTCTCCAGCAGAGTCTAAAGGCGTTCCGTTCTCTGCAAGCTCGTTACAGTTGTGGGTTGACCAAAACCAACCAGCAGTCAGGGCGGCAAACTTTGGAGTAGCCACAAGGTCAGGCTCCATCACGAAGTCAACTCCGAGCGCTTTTCCTGCGTGAAAGTAATTTGAATGCCCTGTCAATTGGATACAACCACGGCCTCGGAAACGATACCCATCTCCAGAAGCCTCGTCACGATTTCCCATGCGAGAGGCATAAACCATGTTGGCAATCTTTTTAGGATTTTTTTCGTAGCTGTTGGCAATCTCTTGAGTTGGGAAGCGTTTAGGCCACAGCTTCATTAAGGTGGCGGCACGATAGTTTAGGTTTTCTTCAAGAATCCTGAAGTTACCGCACTCATGTGAGCATTGACCAATAAAGGCAGCTTGCTTGCGCTTAGTGTCGATATTAAACCTGTGGAAAGTCTCGTTAAGCGCATCAACCCATTCAGCACCGATATGGAGTTTTGCTAATTGTTCTGCGTTAACCGCCATTTATGGTCTCCCGAATCTTTTGGTATGCGTCTATGCACGCATTGAGTTGAGCCGTATTCCTATCGCCTTGGGCAATTATTTCTGCGATGGCTGCGAGGGTTTGTCGCTCTTGTTCGTCAATACTTGAATTAGCCTGTCCGTTAGGTTTACTTCCTGCTTCTTGGCTATCTCTGGCGGTAGAGGTGGAATTTGAGGCGGCTTGTAAGCAACTACTGGAGTTGAGCCGCACCCGACCAGCACGAATGGCAGCATCCAAATCAGTTTGTTTTTTAGTGACAACATCGTTAGCCTCTCTCAGTTGTGAAGATGTGTTGTTTAAGTCTTGGGCGAGTTTCTGTTCTTTGGCACGAGATTCCTCATTTAACCTAGAAATCTCGGCTTGCATCTCAGCATCACGCTCTTTGTAACCAGTATGAGTGCCGTACTTGTAAGTTCCGAGAACGATACAAATACCGCCAATAATCAGCCACGGATTTATCATTTCAGTTCTGCCCTTGCAAGTGCCAATTCTTCACGCTCATGGTCAGGCTCTAAATGGTCTGCTGGAGTGGTTGGCGGTGGTGGTGGAACCCAAGTCTCATCTAGTTCAGGATTGACCCATACAGGCAACGCACCTGATGGGTCACTTGGCTTTGGGGGCGATTCTCCCTTTGGTGGCTCACTAGGTGAGCTACTAACTGCTCGTTTAGTCATCACCCCACCAATGCCACCAACAATCAGCAAAACAATGTCGTTCAGCATCTTGAGATAACCTTGGTCGATGGGAGCCATGCTTTTAATCGGCTGAGTCACGAAGGTCACCGAATACAGCATGAAGAATACTATTCCAGCAAGAATGACAGTCACGATGCCGACCACAAAGGCCCACACCTTTGCTTCTAGCAAGTGAATTTGCTCATTTGCATTAAGATTTTTTTCATCAAACATTACATTTATCTCCCATGATTTTCGTGGAAATCATATTGAACCTCTGCATCTTTTCTTGCTTTTATTGCATCATCAATTAGCTTGAAGTTTCCAAGAGATTTTCGTTTTCTGTGTATTGTTATAAATGCTGTCCAGCGCTTATCTCTGTTATTCCAGCTAACGCCAATGTGACCACTTGAATTGTGTATTGGTCTTTTGACATTTTTTGCATTTTCGCCCTTTGCAACATCTCTTAAATTGGAGATTTTGTTGTTTGTCCTGTTTCCATCAATATGGTCTACAAACTCAGGCCATTTACCAAGTTTCATTGCAAGAATGATTCTATGAGCAAGATATGGTTTGCTTAACAATAAACCAGACTTATATCCAGTATTATTAATACAAGTAAACGCCTCTTTTCCAGAGTGTTTGCCATTCCATGTTTTATATGAAATGTCACTTAAGAAAAAACTTCTTTGACGATGTTTCCAAAAGAGTTTGCCAGACTCATAGTCAACATCAAAAAAATTATGTAGATCACTTGGACTCAGAGGCGGCTTGTTGGGGTTGTTCAATTTTCTTCTCCAAGATAGGGGCAACTAAATATTCTGGGCAAGTCTGGGTAAACAAACACCGAGGCTTTTGGCACTCAGGTAAATTGAAC